CTGGCGGTTTAAAAATGACGATTGTGTCGATTGCGAAAAGATAATCGAAGCATTGAATTTCGACGCAGCATATAACCATTTTAGAAGTAACAACCCATTTGTAAAAATTAGAGAAATAAAAGAAATATTATGAAATTAGTAATAGAAGTAATAGATGGAAAATGGACTATCAATGGAAAGTCATTTCAAGAATTAACACCAAACGAAAAAAACGCATTAGACCAATTTATAAAATCATACGAATAATGACATATTTAGACGAAACATTAGAAACACCTAAACACTACGATAATAGTAAAGGCACACTTTACAAAGTGGCAACTGAAAGAGGTTGGAACTCTTATCTTTTTGACATAGTTAAAAGATTAGAGAGAGCCGAAAAGAAAGGAGAATTTAAAACAGATTTGGAAAAAAGTATTAACGTTATTAAATTGTGGTTACAAGAAAATGGAAACTAAAGAAATGACACAACAAGAATATTTAGAAGTAATATTCAATACAGCATTAGCAAAAAGCATTTTAGCGAATCAGTACGCATTACACTGCAACGAAGTTCTCAAACATAGTAAATATTACAAAGGTCGTTTAAAAGAAGTTTTAAGGCCTTGTATTAACATCTTAATAAATGCGGAGCGTAAAGAGTTTGAAAAGGTTGATGATGTAGACACGCAAAGAGTAGATGAAATATTTAAAAGTATGGAAAATCTTTTTGAAACTATGAGTAAAAGAGTATTAACTGACTATTACGAAATGGATTTAATACTAAAAGAGTACGCAAAAAGACCAGAGGAAGTAATGAATATTTTAAATTTGAAGTAATGAAAATGACCTTATTAAAAATTTCGAATGAATTAGGGGTTGATAGAGTAACTTTAAAAGAAATAGCAAAATCCCACAAATTAGAATATATAGAAAAAGATGGAATGAAGTTTTATAATGTATTTGACCTTCAAAGATTAGTAAAAAATACAACAGTTACACTTTACCGACCTGTTTACATTACAGAAACATATCATATTTACGAATCAAAAATGAATTATGAAAATTAATCAAAAATTAAAAATAGACAAAAGCACAGGTCAACAATATTTTGAATTAAAAGTAAAATTTAAAAGATGTTCATCTAAAAATTTAACTGATATTAATATAGCGTATATTAAACACGTTATTGATTGTTTAAATATAGAATTAAGTAAAAATGAATAATAAACTAAAAGAAATATTCCTAAAAGAAGGAATAAGCCAAAGAGAATTTGCACGAGAAACCGAAATAAGCTACTCACATTTGAATCATATTTTAAATAATCAAGTAGTTTGTTCATTTGAAACCTTGCAAAAAGCTTGTAAAAAATTAAATTATGAAATCCGTGTCCAAATTATCGAAGCGTAAAAGCATAGTTTTAGTAGGTAAGCGAATACCGACAGCATACGAAATTCAAAAAGAAACTACTTTAAAAGCTAAAGAAGTTTTAGAGAAAACAAAAAAAATGAATCACATAAAAAATAAACCGGTACGTTATGACATTAAGAGATAAGTTTTTAAATAGTCCTTGCGAAAAAGGATATATAAATATGAATATTTACCGAGCCGAAAACAATGTAAAAATAGCAGATGATTACGCTATTGAGTTTTTAAACTGGTATATTAGTAAAAGTTCAATATTGGATATAAAATATATCGGTAAAACATCAAAAGAATTATTAGAAATTTATAAAAAAGAATTATGAAACAAACAGCAGTAGAATGGTTAGAAGAAAAACTTATTGAAACAGGTTTACCTTTTAAAAAAGGAGAGGCTATTGAAATAGAACAAGCCAAAGAAATGGAAGAACAAAATACTATTGAAATTTTAGTAAGTTATCACAATAGCTTATTTAATATTCCATTAAAAGAAGGAGAGGCTAAAAAAATTGTAGAACATATTAAAAAAGAATTATGAAACAAACAGACCTGCAAAGAATTAAAAGAGTAATTAATTTTTACTATAAAAGAGGTTGCAATAAAGAATCGGTTAACGAACTATATTTTAAAATAAAGAAAAATGCAAATAACAGAAAAGATATATATTGAAAATTGTGATAATATGCTTTTAATGGCACGTTACCCTGATAACTATTTTGATTTGGCTATTGTTATATCAAATTATTAATGTATATTTGTAAAAATATATTTTATGATACGAGATTCAAAACAATTACAAATAGGAAAAGCTGGAGAGTATTTAGTTTGTGCTGATTTAATCTTAAAGGGTTTTATTGCATTTCCAAGCGAACAAGGTTTGCCTTATGACGTTCTTTTAGATACGGGCGAAAAACTTTTAAAGGTACAAGTTAAAACAACAGAAAAAGCTCGTTTAGTTCAACAAAGAAACAATCCTATACCCGCTTATATTTTTAGTATTAAAAGAGCGGGAGCAAATGGAAAAACAAGGTATGAAGAAAAAGAAATTGATTTATTTGCATTGGTTTGTTTAGACACTATGCAAATAGGTTATTTAACTAATAAAGAAATGCCTACAACAATTAATATCAGGGTTGATGCTTTACGTGGCACTTACTACGATGAAAAAGGAATACAAGATTTTAAAAATGTAAAAAAATTAAACGAAACAATTAAAAATCAAAGCGAAATAGCAAGGCAATTAAATTTACAAGTTGCAATAGTTAATCGTTATTTAAAAAAAGGATTTAAACCTTTTGAAACAAAAGCAAGATACTTTAGTGATTTTATTAAAAATAAAGATTGGTTTTATGGAATATAAAAATTTAATAGGTGGCGCAATTACAGATAAAATAAGTATTTATAATTGTGATTGTATGGAATTATTAAAACAAACTCCTGATAATTATTACTCGCTTGCTTTTGTTGACCCGCCTTATGGTATTGGAGCAAATAAAATGACACTTGGTAATGGCAAAAAAAGAATATACAGAGGTCAAAATGATTGGGATAATTCAATACCTTCGCAGAAATATTTTGATGAATTAAAAAGAGTTAGTAAAAATCAAATTATTTGGGGAGGTAATTATATGACTGAATATTTAAAGCCAACTTCATCTTGGTTGTTTTGGGATAAAGGAACAGGCGAAAATGACTTTGCTGATGGGGAGTTAGCTTGGAGTAGTTTTGGAGGTGCATTAAGAAAGCTGACAAAGTCTTGGGTTGGAGCAAATGCAAAAGACGAAAGTGAAAGAATGCACCCTACTCAAAAACCTATTTATCTTTACAAATGGCTACTTGACAAATACGCCAACCCAAACGACAAAATATTAGACACTCACTTAGGCAGTGGCTCAATAGCAATAGCGTGCCATGATTACGGATTTGAATTGACTTGTTGTGAATTGGATAAAGAGTACTACGATAAAGCAGTACAAAGAATAAAAAATCACATTTCACAACAAAAACTTTTTTAATTAACAAAATAATGTTATATTTGCATAACTTTAAAAATCAAAATTATGGGAAAATCTAAAAATCTATTCCTGATGTTACAGGAGCAAAGCGTAGAAACAAACAATTTTCTACCTTCAAAAAAAGAAATTCAACTTTCTGCAAAATCATTTGTTAGCAATCTTTTAGACGCTGGAGCAACTGATAAAATGGAACTTTACGCACAAGCCGTAAGAATTAACGAAGCGTTACAAATCGTAACCGATGAATTAAAAAATTCAATTCCACAAGAAAACTTTGAGGCGTTTGGTATCAAAGGAACTTACCGAAGTGGTGGAGAAACTTTAAACTACAAAGAGGATTACGTTTATGCTGAACTTGAAGCAAAACTTAAAGAACGTGCGGAACTTATTAAAGTAGCTACAAAGTCAAAAGATACTATTTACGATAGTGAAGGAGTTGAAGTAACGAAAGTAAGCAGCACACAAAGAAAGTCAAGTTTGGCTATTAGTTTTTAGTAAAATAAATTTTAATTTTGTATATTTGATAAATAATATTAACCGATGCAAGGTTTGAGCATCTTAATTTCAGACCATAAATAAATAAATATTATGAGTACTTCAAACAGACGTGGGGCATTTTCTCAACCACAAAGCAATCCAGCAACTAAATTCTTTGATTGGAAATCAAATGACAAATGTTTTTCTTACTACGATAAAGAAAAACAAGAAAATGTTTTAGTTCCGCTACCTTTTAAATTTTTAGTATTAGACGAACTTCACGCAATTAAAGGTTGGAATGATGCAACTTCAAGTGGTATTTTTTCAAACGAAGTTAAATTTATTTCTAAAGAGCCAATGACTGTTAAACCTTTTAAAGGTAATGAAATTGCAAAAGGACTTTATAAAGATATTAAAGAGAAAGTTCAAGCTGCTGGAGGACATTATGTAAAATCTATTTACATTATGTTAGAAGATGGTTCACTTGCAAACATTCAGTTAAAAGGTGCAGCAGTTCAAAAGTGGGGCGAATTTACAGCTAAAACAAGACAAAGACTTCCTGATGAGTGGGTAATTGTTGAAAGCGTAGTTGATGG